ACCGCGAGGAAGCTGACTCCGCCACGATCCGCGAGAAGATTTACAACGAATACATCGACACGGTGATGACCCGCGCGAAGCCGCATATGTGGTGCATCATCATTCAAACACGTTGGCACGAGGACGACCTTGCCGGCGCGATTCTCCCCGCTGACTACGCGGGCGAGTCCGGCTTCATCAAATGCCGCGACGGGCAGACGTGGAAGGTGCTGTGCATTCCGGCCGAGGCGGAGCGTGAAGACGACGTACTCGGCCGCAAGCCGGGCCAGTTCCTCTGGCCGGAGTGGTTCCCACGGGAACACTGGTCAACATGGCGTGACAACCCGCGAGCGGCGCGAACCTGGGCCGCGTTGTACCAACAGCGGCCGGCGCCGTTCACGGGTATTCACTTCCAGCGGGATATGTTTCGCTACTACGACCCGAGGCTGGCGCCAGTATGAGAAAGCGAATCACTGAGACGATGCGGGTGGAATACAACATTCCGCTCAGCCGGTGTAACCGGCCTTTCTGGTGCAACTGGATCGACGTTTGGTACGTTGATCATCGTTGCTTGCGCAGCTACAAACGAAGGTGGAAACGTGAAGTACGGGAATTTCGACGGCGCAATCGCGCTGCCTCGCTACCTGCGCAACTATGGCGCGAGCGACTACGGCACGATGGAGCCACAGAAGGGCAAGAAGGAGCCCGACTATACCGAGCATGGCGTCTGGAGCATAGACAGCCAGGGCCGGTTGTTCGCGCGCGCGTGGTGGAGCAAGCAGGCTGAGACCGACAAGAGCGTCGAGGCATTCCTCAAGTTGGTTCGCGCTTGGAAGCCGATGAAGTGGTGGCACGAAGGCGGTTTGATTGACAAGTCAATCGCGCCCTGGATACGTAAGGAAATGCGCCGCACGCGCACCTTCACTGTGTTGGAGGGTTTGCCGTCGATTCTCGACAAAGGCTTGAAGCTCCAGGCGTTTCACGGCATGGTCGCCAACGGAATGGTGTACGGCCCGTTGGGGGAACCCTGGTGGGAGCGGGTCATCGACCAGCTCATCAAATTTCCTGGCGGCCGGTGGGATGACGCGGCCGACGTGTGCGGCCTGATCGGACGCGGGCTTGACCAAATGTTCGACGCGGCGGTGCCAGTTGTGCAGGCGAAGCCCATGCTGATACCTTATAGCGCGCAATGGCTCGAATACGAAGGCGAGCAGCGACCCGCAGTGAGGTACTTCTCATGATTACTTACGTTCCAGGCATAGGACCCGTCGATGACTCGATTCCGGCAGGACAGCCGGGCGGTCCTCCTGCTATCGCGCCGGCCAGCTCGAACTCGCCAACAACGGTTGACCCGGCTGACCAGCTCGCAGTGTCGTTTAACGACACTGCACCCGGCGTGCCCGTCAATCCAACAGACACGACCGACACACCAGTTTGAGGATTCCAACATGGCCACTGTATCAACCCCAGGTTTCCCTGCGAACTTCGTAGCGAACCTGCCCACTGTGCCGAATCACACCAGTCATCCTGGGCAGCGGCCGGATTTCATGCTGACTCTGCCGAGCGGCGGCTCGTATTCGGCGCAGCACCCTGGCTTGCCGCCATCGACCCAACCGTACAAGTACACAGGACAGGCGAAATGATTATCCACGTGCCTGGATTCGGGCCGCGCTACGTTGATGAGCCGGCTCCGACTGCTGAGCAGAAGGCGGAGGCAAACCCTCTGCCGTCTGTTGCGGACGCGATTCGGCAAGCGAATCTGCGGCAGACACAGGTGCTCAGCTACACCCGGAATCCCTCGGTGCCGAGCCCGCTGGTGAACGGCGAGCAACCGGGCGATCCTACTTCGAGTGGGCAGACGACCAAGCCACACTCCGTCAACGATCATCCCGTGGTAACCTAACATGGCTGACACTTCCACAGACGGCGTGAGCGGCGGCCCTTCGGGCGGCTTCGCCGGCATCACGTCGGACCCTCAGCAGAACGCCAACGGCGGAATGCAGGGCAACAACACCCTCAAACAGCAGGGCGAGAAGGTCGAGCGCGACCCGAAAGAGGCTGCGCTCGTCAAAAAGCTGTGGAAGGCATGGGAGAAAGCGAGGAAATTCGATGAGAACTTTCGTAAACAAGTTGCGATTGATCGTCAGTACGCTGCGGGTACTTCCGACCTATCGTGGGCGGTCACAACCAACCTTATCGGGGCTTTCATCGACATTCTCGTGGCGCTCCTTTATGCGCGCGATCCTGACGTAAGCGTCAAGAAGGCGACTCAGGTAGATGAGACCGATACCCAACAGATGGAAGCGTTCGCGCTCACCCTGCAAATCGTCATTTCGCACCTGTGGCGCAAGGGTCGGCTGAAAAAGGCGGCCCGCAAACAGGTTCGCGGCGTGCTCAGCACAGCAGAGGGCTGGCTGAAGTGCAACCTTTTCAGCGAGAAGACGCCGCAGCCGGAGACGGAGCAGGCGTTGAACGATGCGCGCGAGACCGTTGCGCGGCTCCAGGCGCAGATTGCGCTCCTCGAAGACCCGCAGGGCAAGAGTGAGGAGACGCTGGAGGCTGAGAAGGCCGAGAAGGAAGCGCTGATCGAGGAGTTGGAGTCGAAAATCGAGGTAGCAGTCAACAAACTGTTTGCCATCGACTACGTTCGCACCGAGCGCATCCAAGTTTCGACCGATGTCGAGCAGATCGAGGACTACGTTAACGCCAACTGGATTGGCGACGAGTCGTTCATCGACTGTGAGGAAGCATTGGAGCGCTTCCCGCGCCTGAAACCCGAAGACTTGAAGACGGCGAAGAAGTATTACCAACAGGAGCCGAAGGAACTCACGACTCGTGAGAATTCTAACGCGCTGCCGCAGGGTACGATGACCGCCGAAAGCGCGCAGACCTTCAGCCCGAGCCAATCTGGCTCCGAGCAGGAGGCATTCCTGCATGTTGTTGAGATTTGGGACCGTCGCGACAAGCACATCCGCACCATGATCGAGGGTGTTGACTGCTGGGCGAAGGAGCCATTCGAGCCGCCGTACCCAACATCGCGGTTCTACCCGTATTTTTACCTCGCCTTCTACGAAGTAGATGGCCAGAGGCACGCTCAGTCGCTCGCCTGGAGGCTTTACAAGCTTCAGGACGAGTACAGCGCGACGCGATCCAACTTCCGGTTGACGCGCGAGCGCTCGATTCCTGGCGTGCTGTTCAATGCGACGCAGCTCGACGACACCGAGGCGCGCAAACTGGAAAAGAGCAAGCATCAGGAGTTTACGGCGCTCAAGCCGGGCGATCCTGCGGTGCCGCTCGCCAACATATTCGCTGCGAAGCCCGTCCAGGGCATCGACCCGCGTTTGTATGACCCCACCTACATCCTCAGCGACATGGAGCGTATCTCCGGCGTACAAGAGGCTCTGAGCGCGGCCATCAACAAACCGGGTAACCCGAGCACTGCCACCGAAGCTACGATTCAACAGCAGGGCACGAATGCTCGCACGAGCAGCGATCGTGATTATCTGGAGGAAATGCTGACCGAGCTGGCTCAGTACACAGCCGAGCAGTCCCTTCAGTGTTTGTTGCCGCAGGAGGCGATGCGGATTGCTGGCAAGCAGGCATTCTGGCCTTACGGCATGTCCATCGAAGACCTGTTTACACTGGTGGAAGTCCAGATTCAGGCAGGTACGACCGGGAAGCCGAAAGCGCCGGTTGACCAACAGGCATGGGCAACCCTCCTGCCGATCATCAAACAGACGATTGCGGAGATACGTCAGCAGCTCGCGGCGGGCGACACTGCGTCGGCGCAGGCCAACATCGAACTTATCAAAGAGACGATGAAACGCCTGGGTGACGAGACCGACCCCGATCGTTTCATCCCGAAGGCGCCCGCACCGGGCACACCGGGAGCCGGCTCTCCACCCGCGCCGGTAATGCCGAAGGTCACAGTCGCCCTCAAAGGCGAGCTGTCACCACAGGCGTCTGCTATGCTCGTCTCCCCAGCGGTCGCAATCGACCAAGCGTCGATGCCTCCGCCTGCCCAACCCGACCAGCAGGGAGCTGGGGCGCCTGCGGCTCCTTCTCCCGCTGGACCGGGACCACAATAACCCCACGATAGGTGATGTATGACCACTGAAACCAACACAGAAGGAGGCGGCGATGGCGGCTCACAGGAGACCGTCATGGACGCCATCAATGAAGCCCTCGGACTCGGAGCGGACGGCGATGACCAAGTGGAAACTCAGGACACTGGTGACACTGGTGCCGATGACGCTGATGGTGTACTGGAGGCGGGCGACGATCAGGATGCTGCTGGGGCTACTGACGAGGTTGATAACGGCGGCGAACAAGGAGAAGGCGCTGCTGGAGGCGATAAACAACAGGGCGAAGGTGGCAAAGAACCCACCTACGCCGAGTTGGTTGCCGAAGCCGGAAAGCTCGGAATTCAGCAGCGGCATGCTAACGGGCACATCAAGTCTGCCGCCGAACTCAAGGCTGAAATCGCCACCAAACAGGGCGAGAAGCAAGGTGACGGTGCTGCGGCCAAGAAACAGCCCGACGCGGTAAACGATCCGATTCCGAAGGAGTTGAAGCCGGAGACGCAACAGCGCATCCGCACTCTGATCGACCGCACGAAGGACGCTGAGACGCGCGCCTCGGCGGCCGAGGAGAATTTCAACTACATGGTGAACGGGCTGAAAGCCACGGGCACCACACCGGAGCAGTACGGCGAGACGCTGAGCTTCCTGGCGCTGTTCAACAGCGGCGATCCGAAGCAACAGGGTCAGGCGTTGGAAATTCTGGAAGGCATGGCTGACCGGCTCGCGACGCTTCTCGGCGTCGAGCGCAAGGTTGGTGATCCGCTCGCGAATCACCCTGACCTGAAGCTGGCCATTCAGAACCGGCAGATCACACCGGAGCTGGCAAAGGAAATGGCGCGGCAGCGCAACCAGGGCGCATTCCGCCAAGAACTCAACACGCACGCCACTAACGCTCAGAATCAGGAGCGGCAGGCGCAGCAGGAGTTGAATCAGGCGCGCACCGACCTGAATGCGTTGGAGGAGGAGCTGAAGCAGTCCGATCCGCTGTACGCGCGCAAGAAAGCGGCCATCGTCCCGGCATTGAAGGTGGCGTTCAAGCGCATGCCTCCATCGCAGTGGAAGGAGGCATTTCAAGAGGCGTATCGCACGGTGCGTGTTACTGCGGCCCCGGCGCAGCGGCAGAAACCGCCTGCGCAACAGCCGATGCGCGCCGGCAAGGCGCCAGCAGGCTCAGGTGCGAGCGTGAAGACGGGCGATACAAGCATGGCGAACGGCGGCCCCTCGACAATGTTCGAGGCGATGTGGGGCCACGCGCCGAAGTAATCACTGGAGAGTGTCATGGCGAAGAAATCAAAGCCGGAAACGGTCGCGCCGGGGAAGCCGGAGGAAATGAAACCGCGTATTCATCTGGACGGCAAGCACGCCGAGGGTGTTGGAAGCAACATCGGTGACATGGTGCATTTCTCTGGCCACGGAAAGCTCGTGAGCCGGTCGATGCATGAGTATGACGGCGAGCCGAGCCACAGTGCCACGATCGAAGTGCATTCGATGAAGCACGGCACGGCCAAGGAAGGGTATGTGGACAACGAGACCGGCGACGGCATGAAGTCTGCTATGGACGAAGCGCTGTCGAAGTCCTCGAAGCCGAAAGCCAAGGGGAAGAAGGCCGGCAAGAAAGTCGTCGATACGGACAACGACGGCGAATAGTTGACACGGCGGCGCGGGATATGATGGCATATCCCGCGCAAGACCTTCGACTGTAACCCGGACTCGTCAACCGGCGCGCGGCGATAATGGCGCCGTAAGTTAGTGGAAGACCAGCAGCCGTACAAGGTTGCTGAGCGGGCCGTTCGATTCGGCGCCGGTACCACCAACGCTGCGCGGCGTAGCTCGGACTCGCACTCCGTGGAAGGGTAGTTGGATTTTCCATCAACCTTTGGAGTGTGCAAACATGCCTTTCACTACCGAGCAATTGGCCTACGCAGGCAACGCGGCTATCAACTTCTACCTGCGCAACGAGCCAATCGACCAGATCAACATCAATCGTCCGCTCATCAAGAAGCTGATGGACGGGAAGAAGCCGTATGTCGGCGGACTTCAGTATGTTGTCGAGCAGCTTCGCTACGCCAACGACTCGAACTTCCAGTCGTACTTCGGTGATACCCAGGTCACCTACAACCGCAAGCGCACCTTGCAACAGGCCAAGTACACGTGGGGCTCCTTCCACGACGGCTTCGGCTTGAACGAGGACGAGCTGGCGCAGAACGGCATCGTCATGACCGACGACAAGTCGAGCGTGCCGACTGAGGCGGAGAAGGTGCAGCTCACCAACCTGCTGCAAGAGAACTCGGAGACCCTGAAGCTCGGCTTTCAGGAGAACTTCGACTACATGTTGCATCTGGACGGTACGCAGAGTGCGACCAACATCCCCGGCCTGGACCTGCTGATTTCCACGACCCCGACCGCGCCTGCGGTCATCGGCGGCCTGGACCAGAGCGTGTACCCCTGGTGGCAGAATAACGCCATCACGGGCATTTCCACTGGCACGGCGGGCAACCTCGTGGACCAGATGGAAGTTCTGTGGCGTAACTGCACTCGCTACGGCGGGTTTGCGCCTGACTTCCTGCTCGCGGGCGAGGCGTTCATCGACGCTTACCGCAAGGACGCGAAGCAGACGGTCAACCGGACGATCTTCTACAAGGGCAACAAGGCGGAGTCCTCGAAGTTCGATCCGAGCATCGACGACGAAATCGGGCAGGGTCGCACCGGCCTGTATTTCAAGAACGTCGAAATCATTTGGGACCCCGTGATGACGGTGTTGGACCAGCTCTACGCCCCGAGCATTCCGTGGGTGAAGCGCTGTTACTTCATCAACAGCCGCTTCCTGAAGCTGCGGCCGATCCAGGGTCACTGGATGATTAACCGGACGCCTCCGCGCGTGTACGACCGTTACGTGCACTACTTCGCCCTGACGGCGAAGGCCGCACTGACGACCGGCAAGCGCAACGCGCACGGTGTCGCGAGCATCGCGTAACCCAACACGGAATGGCGGCCTTCGGGCCGCCTGACCAACGACACAGAATTCGAGGAGATTTCCATGCAAGTTCTCAACGTGACCAACCTGCCGATCTATCTGCCGGCCGACACCGCGCAGGTTCCGTTCGGTGACCCTCTGTCCGACATCAGCGTTACCTCGGCGTCTCCCGGCGTCGTGACGGCTCCTGGCTATGACAACCCGCAGGCGGGCGATGTCGTGGCCTTCAGTTTCACGCAGGGCGGCTCCATGCCGACTGGCTTGACCGCTGGCGTGCCGTACTACGTCGTTTCCCCCTCGGGTGACACGTTCTCGGTATCAGCGACTAAGGGCGGCGCGGCCATCAACACGTCCAGCACGGGCTCGCAGCTCACGCTTCATCTGCTGTCTCAGCAGAAGTATGGCGTGACTCACCCGTTCAAGCCGGGCGCGTCTGTGGTCGTGTTGAACCTGTCGGGCGGTTCGCTGGTGCTCCAGGGCGCCAATGACTCCAATACTGGCTTCGGCAACCCAGGCGGGCCGGGCTCGTGGAATACGCTCGCGACCGTCGCGGCGGGCTCCGCAGCGCTGGTGCAGCTCGGCTACGACTGGATTCGCGTCTCGACTGCGGCTACTCTGGTGCTGCTCCAGAACTAGGAGCGCAACAGAGAAGCCCCCATGCGTTACGTAAGAGTCAAGATCACACGGGACCCGCACACGGTGTACAACCGGTCGGTGCTCCCGTGGGAAATCCCCGTCCTCGAATTCACGTTCGAGGCGGGAAACGTGGCCGTGCTCGACGAGTACGAAACCAACGACCTGCCGTACCCGGAGCCGCAGACCGAGTTTCAACGACTGGAGTCTGCGTATGGCGCAGACCCGCAGTCGGGTCGGTCCTATGTCAGCTCCGTGTTCGGTGAAGCCTCGATTGGCGTGAATCAGTTGCGCCGAGCGATTGTCGAGGCGCGAGAAGCGGAGGAAGCCTCCAAGCCCAAGGCTTCCAAAAAGCGACGAGTCTCCCGCAAGGAGCTGGAAGCTGACCCGCTGATGGCTTGAGTGGGGCTCCTATCGCGGGTGCGATAGTTTGCGGGGCGGGCTCATCACCCGCCCCGCTTTTTATCTGAGGTTGGAATGGCTGGCCAAGGCGACATCCAAGATGTAACACGACTCGTCGATACCATCACAGGTAGCGCCGGGGCGCAGGCAGCCAAACAGTTCACCATGACATGGACTGTCGGAGCCCCAACACTCGGATTGGGCACGGTGACACAGCCGCCTGCGCAGGGCGGTTTCAATGTGGACGCCGGCAACGTGCAGGGAGGTAGCCCCGACGTTTTCGTAGGATCGTTCACGCTCCAGAGCGTGGCACCAACTCTCGGGGTTGCCTCCCTGGCGGCTCAGCCGGGCAACGGCGACCTGGGAGACGTGTACGGCGACGCGCACCTGGGCAACGACATCGGCAAAGGGCCAGCCGGGCTCGTAGCGTTCTCAGTTGGAGCGCCGACACTGGTCACACAGTCGCATGCCGTGCCGGGCGGACAGGGCGACATTTCAACTGTTGGCGGCCCAACGACGGTGCAGGGCGACGTGAACGACTCCAATGCGGGAGTTGGAACCGGCGTCACGTTCGCTGCTGTCGCGCCGTCTCTGGTGACGCAGGCGACCACTACACCGACTGAGCATGGCGACATTGGGGAAATGTACGGCAGTGATAGCGGGCCAATCAAACAGCTCGTGTGGAATACGGTTGCTCCTAGCCTAGTAACTCAGGCTATCACGACGCCAGGAGGGCAAGGTGACATTCCAGATCCGTACACGTGGCAGGATGCCGTGTTTTATCTCACGTCGCAGATTTACCCGATCGATGTTGTGGAGCACTTTACAGCCCTACAAGGTGCCATGACCGATCAGCCACAATATTCGTACTTCGAGCACTTGGCGCCCCAACAGGCTGCTATCACTGGCGGCACACTAACTTTGAGCTTGATTGTGTATTCGAACTGGCCGGCTGAGCACGTCCAAATGCAGCAAGCGGCGATGACCGGCGGAACTTACACTTTGGGGCTTATCACCTATTCGAACTGGCCGGCTGAGCACGTCCAAATGCAGCAGGCCGCTATCATAGGTGGCACCTACGTGCTCGGCCTTGTAACCTATAGCAATTGGCCGGCTGAGCATGTTCAAGCCCAGCAGGCGCAGCTCACCGGAGGAACCTTGACATGATCTTTCTACCAAAGCGCGAACTGATCGTCCCGATGCATTTGAAGACCGGGATTCGCGGAATGTACAAGATCGAAGCGGTCAATGTAACCGATGGGCGGCGGCGCGTGTTGGCAGACTGGTTTCCCAACTTGATCACGACGAATGGCGGCAACCTTTTGGGCAGCGGGGGTAACGCTCTGACGTATTGCTCTGTTGGGACGGGCAACACGCCGCCTGCGTTGACGGACGTACAGCTTGTATCGTTGGTTGCAACTACTTCGACCTTAAACAGTTTTACGCGCGGCAACTCCGGGTCTTCGCCGTACTACGGGACGACGAACGTTCAGTTTAATTTTGCAGCCGGAACCGCAACAGGAAATCTGTCTGAAGTTGGCGTAGGTAGCGCCTCAAACGGCACATCGCTGTTTTCACGCGCGTTGATTCTGGATGGCGGAGGGAACCCTACGACTATTACGGTCTTGAACACAGAAGCGCTCTACGTCACGTACCAACTTAATCAGTACGTACCGTTGGTAGACGGCTCAGGAAGCTTTGTTATCAACGGAACCACGTACAACTATACGGTTCGTGGAGCAAACGCCACTTCGAACGCATGGGCGTATCAGACCGGCGATTCCGCTGGGCTAAGTTCGGTGACAGCGTACAATGGTTCGATAGGCACGATTACGGGTTCGCCATCTGGCACATCCAGCGGCGAATCATCACATGTAAACAATGCGTACTCCACGGGATCGTTCCAGAACACCGGAGTGTCTACGTTTGGGCTAACGCAAGGCAACCTAGCCGGTGGCATAAGCGCTTTACTCGCCAACTTTGGCGCAAGCTTCAGCTCTCGGGGCCAATTCCAGTTTGGGTTAACGCCCGCAATCGCGAAAGACAGCTCCCACAACCTGACACTGAATTTCACCGCTAGCTGGGTAATTAACAGCCCGTAGTACCATGCTCCCGAACCACGTACTTTCAACACGCCCTATACCGGCGCCATTCCTGCCGCCGAGAACCAATATTCGGTTCTCGGCGCAGGCCGGCATGTCGGACACACATTACGGCGGCATCGCTATCGGCGACCCAAGCCACGGACTGAGCTACCAGCTCTGGACTTGCTACACCGACAGTACGGGGAGCGTGTACTTGCAAGCGCCGAACACACCGCCATTCGTGCAGCTCGCGAACGTGGGGGCTGTATGGGTAGCGCTCGCCTTTGACCAGAACGCGCGTGTTTTCATTGCGTATGCTCAGAAGAACGGCTCAGCATTTTACTACTGGTTTGATTCGACAATCAGCGGTTACCGAACGACGGCCTTATCTGGCGTAGTGCCGCGCGTCTTTGCGGCGCTCGACGACGCTCGCCCGCTGGAAATTTCCAGCTCCGACGTGGTTCTGGCTTATGTGCGGGCCGGCACCTTGTACTTCCGAGCCCAGCGGGACCGCTTTGGCGTCGAGTACACTCTCGGCACGGCCCCTGCTACTCTTGTCCAAATTGGGATGAATCGGGTCAACCGTTTTCAGTTCGCCTTTCAGAACGTGCAGGGTAACTCGGTACTGCCGCCCGCCGAGTGGAACCCGGCCCTTGGCTTCAACGAACCGGCATAGGAATTCGACATGGCACTTTCAACAACCAGCGCAGACGGCCGATACTACTGGTACGGCAATGCGAACGGAGTGACGGGCGGCCAGATTACGTTCGTTGGAAATCCCGCTTTTCTTACCGGCACCGCCGCGCTCACGTGGACGATCATGCAGCGGGCGGGCGACGGCAGCTATCCGGTTGTCACGTACTCGACGCATAGCGATGGCAGCTCTCCGGTCAGCCAGCAGGTTGGTTCTGAGGGCACGCCGCAGCAGACGATCAACGAGAGTGGGCTCATCAAAGTCAGCCTGAACGGCGCTACCGGGTTCATCATCAACGTCACGTCAGGTGGCGGAACGCCGAACCCGACTGCGGCGCAGTGGGTGCTCGCGCTCGCCATCACGCGCAACGCTGATGAAACACTGCCGTGGGATTTTCCCAACCCGTTCGACCCGGCTGCGTTCAACTTCATTGAGCCGCCCGACATGTCGGGCGACCCGAACACCGACACTCTGGCCAACCTGCGCGTGCGGCTGCTCAAAGACTTGGGCTTTTCAACTCAGTCTGCGAGCCCGCCGCCCGGCATGGCGGCGTATTGCAACAACGTACTGTACGGCGCTCAGAAGTGGCTGTTCCGCAAGTACCCTGCGCTCAACACGCGCCGGTTTTTCCGCTGGAAGATGATTCCGGGTCAGCGCTTCTACTCGCTGAAGGACAACGATGACGGGCCGATCGCGAACAACGGCGCTCCGTACATCCTTGACCCGCTGAAGCCAATCGAGTGGGCCGGCATTCAGGACACGCGCAACGTGTGGTATCCGCTAATCGAGGGGATTCCTCCGCAGCTCTACACGATGTTGACGAAGCCGTGGCGCCCGGCCCGTTACACGATTCGCCAGGGTATCGAAGTTTACCCGGCACCTGACCAGACGTACTGGCTCTGGCTGCGCGGCCACTTTGGACTCATGCCGTTCGCGGCTGACTCTGACATCACCACGCTCGATAGCGAGCTGGTGTACCTGTACGCGCTTGCCCGCGCCAAAGGTCATTACGGGCATGCCGACAAGAACGACGTGGCTTCGATGGCCAACAGCTATCGTGGCGAGTTGATTGCCGGCACTCACAAGACGGCGCACTACGTTCCTGGCACAACGCCGATTCCGCCAGCAGTGCGGCCGACGCTGATTCAGTATCAGGACAACCAGAGCGGCTGATATGCGACCAGTGCCACTGACAACGATGCGCGGCGGTATCAACCGCCTGAAGGTGAAGGGAGCGGCGCGAGCCGACTCTCTTTACGACTTGACGAATGCCTATCTGACGCAGGCAGGTACGATCGTGCCTCGCGAGGGCACTATCCGCGCCGCGACGCTCACGAACCAGACTGTTGGGCTCACTGCGTTCAACGGTCAGTTCAACGTGTTTGCTACGAGCATGCAGACAGTGCCGGCTGGCTACGTGTGCAACCTGCTCATTCACCCGACGAACCCGGCTGCGACGCTCACCAAAATCTGGTTTGCTAAGCCGTTCATGGGGTTCCCGTATGTGGTCGCGCAATTCAGCACTGGCGAAGTGTTCCATTACTGGCTCCAGAGCAACGGCTCATGGGCGGCCAACACAGTGTACAAGACGGGCGCAATCGTTACGCCGACTCCTGCCAACGGCCTTGCGTATCAGGCGTTGCGGGACATGCCTGCGAATTCAAACTGGACGGCGCAGTCAACAATAACGGCTGGCACCGTCGTCGAGCCGACGCAGTACACTGGCTACGCTTATCGCGCCGTGTCGGTGTTGGGAAGCTCGCCGCATACGGGCTCGACAGAGCCCATTTGGCCGACGACCATTGGCGGCATCGTGCAGGAGTTTGGTGACTTCGATACCAGCTCCAGCAGCTCGGGCACGACGCAGGCAAGCTCAAACACGACGAGCGCGCAACCGCTCGGTTCCAACATCACCGATCGTTACGGCAACAGCGCCACTATTTCTGGCAATACGGGTACGAGCGGCAACGCCTCGACGACCGTGCAGGCTGCGGCGACCGTCACGACCTGGGCGCCCGGCACGACGTACCCGCCCGGTAGCGTTGTGCAGCCGAGCACCAACCAGGGCGCGTTCATCAATGCCATCCCGAACGGCGACTTCGAGGCGGGCAACGACGGTAACTGGACTCTCAGCGCTGGCGACGTGACGATTCAGAGCACCAACAACTATCAGGGCAACTTCTCCCTGAAGTTCGCGCTCAACCATGACACGCAGACAGCAACGATGTTCAACTTCGGCACGGTCACGCCGGGCCAGAGCGTCACTGCGAGCGCGTATCTCAACCCGAACAACAATGGCCCCGACACGACGATGTGGGTCATTTTGAACTGGTACAACTCCAGCGACACGCTCATCAGCTCGACGCAAAGCGCTGGAGCGCAAGGCGGCGGCTACCGTCAGGTCAGCGTCACCGGCAATGCGCCAACTGGCGCGGCCCACGTGCGCGTGCAGATCAAAAGCGCGACCGGCACGAGCCCGAACCCAAGCTATGCCGACTTGGTGACGTGGAACCTTGAGACTGCTGCGAAGGTTTCCAACTTCTTATACGAAGCCGTGCAGGCGAATGCTGGCTCGTCTGGTACGACTGAGCCGACATGGCCGACGACGGCGGGCAACACGGTCATCGACAATCAGGTGACTTGGAAAGCCATCGGCACCAGCATCATCACGTGGCAGGCGATTCCGATCATGCAGTCTGGTGCGAGCCAGCCGGCTTTCCCGACGACCGTTGGTAACTCAGTGCATGACCCGAGCAGCTATACAACGCAGGACGGGCACGTTACTGATACGTCGATGTCGTGGGTTGCGATCAACCGTCAGGTTGCCACGCCCAACCCCAACGTGGCTGTGTGCCTCGGCGCCTCGCACGTGTTCAATGCCGACAACGACATCGTGGATTACTCGGCTGCGGTAGACCCCACAGACTGGACCAGCACGAACAATGCTGGCTATCTTCCGACCGGGTTGAACAACTACGGCGACAACCCGGTGAAGGTGCTCGGGCTCTACCGCTCGAACCTCGTCGCCATGAACTCGGGCGGCTATCAGATGTGGCAGATTGATCCTGACCCGCAGAACATGGCGCTACTCGACGCTCAGCCGGTTGGCTCCATCCATACTCGCGGCGGCCAATCTGTGGCCAACGACTTCATGTTCGTCACTGAGGTTGGCATCCGCAACTTGGGCACGGTTGGTGCGACTGCCAACATGCAGACAGGCGGCGTCGGTCAGCCGGTTGACCCGATCGTGAAGGCGCGGCTGAAGGCCAACCTGTACGATGTCATTTCGCTCTACTACCCCGGTCGCGGCCAGTATTGGGCGATTTGGGGTCCCGAGGCGATCGTGCTGACGGTGAACGGCCCCAACCAGAAGTCATGGAGCCGCTACACCTTCCCCGATGTCATCACCGACTGGTGCTTGCTGGGTGAAGTGCTGTATCTGCGCTCTGCCGGCAATCTGGTATGGCAGTTCGACTACAACACTCTGGTCGATGACGCCAGCACTGGCGGCGCAGGCGGCACCAATGTGTCGTTCACGTCCACCATCCAGTGGCCGTACCTCGACGCGGGAGTGCTCGGTGTTGACAAGATGATGGTTGGTGTCGATCTTGTCGGCACTGGCGCGTGCACGCTGCAAGTCGGCTGGAACCAGCAAGACAACACGACCTTCTCCGACAATGCTGGCTTCGCCACATCCCCCAACGTGTCGCCGCCCTTCACTGTGTCTATCGTGGATACTGTGCCAGGAGAACCGATTCCGATTCCGATGGAAGCACCGAGCTACACCGTCATTTTGTCTTTCAACTCAAACCAGCCCGGCCTTGGCGCACCGAATAGCCAGTCATGGGAGTGGGAAGCTGCCAACTTGTACGTCACCGATCGAGGCGGCGGAGGAGCAACAGGATGATCGTTCGATGCTACAACGACCCGTGGATGACGGATTTCATTCAGGTCTGCGCGCGTATGCCGCAGGACGAGCGCGAACAGCTCACGGCTCTGACCGGTGAGGAGTACAACATTGATAGCGCGGCTGTGGGCAACTTTATGGTGCCAGGACCGAAGTGGGTCATCAAAGCAGGGAGCGCCGAGGATCACGAGAAGGGGCTCGCGCAACCGATCATCATTGGCGGCTTCGTTCCGCAGCGCCCTGGAGTGTATCGGGATTTCCTGCTCACGACCCCGGAAGCCTGGGAGCAGCACGGGTTCCAAGTGACGCGAATTTGCCGGCGAATCATGGATGCTATGCTGATGAGCCATGCTCACCGGCTGGAGTGCATCGTGCCGGCGCCTCGGGTCGAAAGTAGGCCGGAGCTGGCCAAGTGGTATAAAGTCTTGGGGTATCACCAAGAAGGCCGGCACTATGGGTACTGCGCGAACGGCGCGGATGCCCTCAGTTTCAGCAGAGTGAAGCACTGACATGGGCACGAGCAACAAGGCTGCTGACGCCGCAGCCGCGCAAGACGCGCAGCGGCAACAGCAGATCAACGATAGCATCAAGCAGATCACTGCTGCCTATGCGTCGCCGCAGCGGGCGCAGCAGATCAACGCCTATGGTCAGAACGTCCAGAATTACCTGACTGGTCAAGTCAACGAGCAGGAGGCGACGAACGCGCGCAACCTGAAATTCGCCATGGCTCGTTCTGGTTTGACTGGTGGCTCGGCTGCGGTGGACTCCAACACGCAGTTGCAGAAGGACTACGCGAAGGGGCTCTTGCAGGCGAGCCAACAGGCGCAAGGCGCTGTGGCCGGCTTGCAGCAGTCCGACATCAACGCGAAGAACCAGCTTATCGGGCTCGCGCAACAGGGCTCGTACATCGGCGCCATTCCGACGCAGATTGCGCAGGCTCAGAGTGCATCGCTCGGCGCGGCTCAGAATTACGCCAACCCTTCGGCGCTCGGCAATCTGTTCGCGAGCACGGCGGGCATCTACCAGAACGAACAGACAGCGGCAGCGAACCGGAAGGCGCAGCAGTCACCAATCGGGAGCTTGTATGGGTAGTTTCATCAACAGCCTCGCGAAGCTGGACCCGATCCAACGATTCGCCGGCAAGAATTCGTTCATCGCGAAGCAGGACAGCTACGACCCGCTGATGAAGAACACTGACGCGGGCCAAGCTTACGCCGGGCGCCACAACGTGGGCTCGACACCGACGCCATACGCGGGTGTCACGCCGACGTTGCAGGACGCGAATAACGGCTACATCCAGGCGTCAGCTCGCGCGGCGAACATGAATCGTCCGGTGGGCTCGCAGTCACAGTTCCAAATGGGCACGGTGTACTAACATGGGCACGCTGAACTTCTTCAAAAAGCACGCGATGCAGTCGAGTGGCATGAACATGCAGGCTCGGGCTATTGGCGCGAGTGGGTATGCTGCTCAGCGCTCTGGCACTGCTGCGGGCAAAGACATTGCGGCGGCCCAGGCCGCTGCGAAGAACGGTTTGAAGTCGATCAGCAAGACTGCGGCATCAAACGCTCCTGGCCCAAAGAAGGTGTAACATGGGTACGGAAGAATTTTGGGTCCCGGCAGTCCTGGCCGCTGTTGGCACAGGCGCCGAGTACGTCAACCAGAAGCAGGCCACCAATCGGCAGAACGATGCTGAAATCGCGGCTATGCAACACCAGCAGCAGATCGAGGATCAGGCGAACGCTGCTGCTCGCGGCTTGACTCAGCAAATTGCGAAGAACACTCCAACGCAGATTGCGAACAAGGCGACTGGTGACTACGTGGCCCAGCTCAGGAAAAACGCGGCGGGCTCCACTCAAGGCGGCTCGACAAAAGGCGGCGCGCAGACGTTCGGTGCTTCAACCTCATCGTTGGCCCCGGCGTCTGGCGCCAGCTCGCGCTTCAATGACGCTTCCGCTGCCTCGCAGAAGGAGGTTCAGGACTACGGCAACACGTATGCCAGCGAAATGGGCCAAATCGACGCGGCGACTCGGCAGCGGCAGAACGAGGGTCTGGCTATGTCCACGCTGGGCACTCAGCTCAACACGCTGGGCGCTCAGAGCTACGGCCAGAATTTCGTCGATCAGCTTCGAGCCCAGGTACAGGGCCAAACCAATCCGTGGGTTAGCCTCATGGCTGGTTTGCTCAAGAACGGTGCCAACGCCTATGCTATCAACTCTGGCGCCGGCTCGGTCTCGAAGTACGGCAAGATTCCAGCGGGCGGAGTCGGCATCAGTGCTGACAATGGGCTCACTGGCGCAACTGGAGCATTCGCATAATGGCTACTGACGCATCACTCGGAGACATCCTGGCTGGCGCCGCAGGTCGCCCGGTCAACCGCGTTGCGCTCAACGCCACGGTCCAACAGGGTCAGGCGTTGGCTGGACTCCGCACAGCTCAGACCGAAGACGCGCTCATGAAGGCCGCCGAAATGCGGGACCAACAGGGTGCCAATGATCGTCTCGAAGACAGTCTGTTCAACGTGCTGACTGCGACCGGCGACCCTAACGCGCGCCAACACGCTAAGTATGGCCGCGATGTCATGGTTGGTGGGCACGGCAACGCGCTCCAGGCTGAGCAGGCTTTCGGAGACATCCTCAGGAACGTCAACACGCAGACGTTGAGCGACCCGACGAAGCTTGGCACGCCCGCACAGACGGCTGCTCAGCAGGGTATCCAAGGCAAGGTTGCAACACCGTTCGCTGTGCCAGAGAACTACGGCGTGTTGCCCGGCCAGACGCCGCCTGATGTGATGCAGTCGCCACAGGGCGCTGCGCACACTGCTCAGACGAAGGCGATGACCGCCGAGGACATTGCGCGGGCTGAGGAAGCTCACGCGAAGGCGCAGCAGGCCACTACTGGCGTCCAGACGGGTATGTCGCCGGCCGACCTTCACAACGCGGCTCTGGTTGTTATGGCTGACCCGTCGAAGATGAGTCAGTACGCGACTTACGGCAAGGAGGGTCAGGCGATCCGCACTGCCGTCAATCACCAAATTGCGCAGGAGTTGAATGAGGCAGGCATGACCGCTGAGGACATGATCCGGCAGCGCGCTTTGGCCAAGGCCAACGTTGGCGCAGCCGGGCAGGCCGCGAAGCAGGCTGCGACGCTCGACGCTTACATGCCGCTGGTCCGCTCGAACGGCGAGCGCGTGTTGGAACTCATCAACAGCATCAGCCAACACGACGCTGACCTGCCGCTCATCAACGGTTACGAGCGGTCTATCGGCCGCGCGTTGAACGATGACGACAAGGCCGAGTTGCATTCGGTCATTACCGGCTTCCAGGCCGAGCTTGGTCGTATGTTGACCGCTGGTCCGACCATGAACGGCGTGGTGTCAGACCATGCTCGGCAGGAAGCTGCCGGCATGGCTCCTGAGACCATGAGCGCGAGTCAGGCGAAGCGTATCGTCAACCGAATTTTCGTGGAAATGGGAATCCGCCGTCAGGGTGTGCAGAATGCGCTCGACGAGAGTGTAGGCAACCAAGCTGCCGCGACGACTGCGGGCAAGGGCAAGGCGGCTCCGCAGGGTGGAGCTGGCTCTCAGCCGCAGACGGGTGGCGCGATTAGCTTGGATGAATACCTAAAGAGCAAAGGTTTCTGATATGACCCAGGTCACCATGCCAGATGGGGTAGTTGTTGAAATGCCAGACCAGTTGCCGCCAGAACTTGGTCAACGGTTGCGAGCATTTCAAAACGCTCATGGCGCCAAAGCTGCGCCGGCCGAGGCGCCGCCTGACACCAATGCGCCGCTCGGGCGGTACGTCCTGGGTGCTGGTGAAGCTGCGGGCGGTGCCATCGCCAACATCCCCCATGGGCTGTTGCATGCGGCATCTGACATCGTGCACCGAGTGACGGGCAACTACGATGCGCCTGACCCGAAGTGGATTCAGGCGCTCCATGTGCCGGAGGGCGCGGCTGCACGAGACTTCGGCGCCACCACTGCGTCAGACATTGAACGTGGGCTCGACGCGGCTGGTGTTGGTGATGCGCTGACGCGCGGCGTCGGCAAGACGAATCAGGCAGTGGGCGACTTTGCGCAAGCTCACCCGTTCACCAGCAAGGTTGTGGCTCCGCTGACTGCGGACGTTGCGACTCTGGCTGGAGCGCGCGGGCTTCCTGGGCAGGTCGGCAATGCTTTCCGCACGGGCGCCGAGGCTGTCGGCACTGCAGCGCGCGGCGCCAAGGCGCTCGCCAGCGGCGAAGGCTTCGACGTGTCCGAGCCCGGCCAGGGTCCTTCGGTTCCCACGGGAACCGCGCCGCCGACGCCTGTTTTCCGATCGGGCGAAGGCCAGAACGTCGCCAAGGCTGTGGCTGGCAAGTCTGGTCAACAGGCGCTCCAGGGCCACAACCAACAAGTTGGAAACGCAATCGCCGCTGGCGAGGCTGGGCACGCCGGTGAAGGACCGATGAGCTACGACACGCTCACCAAGGCGCAGCAGGCGCCGAGTGATGTCTACACTCGAGTGGGCGCGGCGCTGCCGGAGGGCGCTGTTGATGCTGATGCTCAGGCGGCCATCAAGTCAGCAGGCGGCGGACAGGGCAAGCTCGTCACGTCCAGTGAAGCCTCGCAGAAGCAGATTCAGGCGATGCGCGAACAGCTCTCTCAGCCAATGACCGGCGATGAGCTGGTCAACAACCTGCGCTCTCTGCGGCAGGAAGGTTTCAAGCGTGTTGGCTCCGAAGATGTGGACCAGCAGGCTATTGGCCGCGCACAGCTCGACATGGCTCGGGCGCTCGAAGGCCACATCGAACGCAACCTGCCGAAAGGCGGCGACGTGACCGTGGAGGACTTCCAGGCCGCGCGCAAAACTCTGGCCAAGAACCACGCCGTGCAGAGCGCTCTCCACGGCTCCGATGTTGACTTGAAGGCTATCGGCCGCATGCAGCGAGCCGACCCTCAGTTGCTCGACGGCGGGTTGAAGGAAATTGCGGACTTCGCCAACGGCCCAGGCCGGAATGTGGTGGGGCTCCCGAACACCTACGACCAGCCGAGCCTTGCCAGCGACGCGCTCGAAGCGGTGGACCTGCACAACCCGATCAAAGGCGTGGCCAAGTTCCTGGGCGGCCGAAAGGCTCGCGAGCTGCTGACGGGCGATACCGCCCAGGCGGTCGAGAACGCTCGGGCGCGCTTCGGCGCCAACCCTGACCGCTTTACCCCTCGTGGCGGGCTCACTCCGCCTCCTGGCACGGCAGGTAAGCCGCCCAGCCAGCTCAGCCTGGGCGACCTACCCCAAGGGCCGGGGCCGTCTCCTTTCACGTTGGGCGAGGGCGCAAACCCCAATCCGCCTGCGCCCGCTGGGCGCCCTGGCGACATCCCTCTTGCGGACCTGCTGAGCCACGGGGTTGAGCAAAGCCCGCCAGCGGGGCTCTCCGTGGGTCCTATGGGGGCTCCGGCACAGGAAGGCTTGCCCTTCACCCGGAACGCCGCGCACGAGGCTGGCGACTTGGAGCTGGCGCCCGCAGGGAAGGAGCCTAGCCTGGGTGACCTGCTCAGCGACTTGCGCGATTACGCGGCGGTCAAAAGTCAGGGGGTTCCCGAGGGAACCGCCGTCAGGGCTCCACAGCGTCGATTCGTCGGTGATACGGTCGACTTCCCGAGCGGTACGCCTCGGCGGCAAGTCGTCGAGAATAACGCCTCGGGCGAGTCAGCCGCGAGCCTCGAAGCTCAGCGGCGGCTGGCACATGAGCGCTCGACAGGCTCGGCACCGTTCGGTATCGACCCCGAGGGTAACCCGACCGCTATTGCGCACACGGCTGACGCTGTGGACCTGAAGGCGCCCAAAGGCCACCTGAAGGTGCAGATAGACCCCACAACCGGCAAACTGTCCATCATGGACCGTGGCGGCATGTCGCTTCAGGCGGCAAAGGGGTTGCTCAACCGATACCTCGCGCTCCACGGCACGAAACTCGGAGACGCCTTCGGGTCATGACATGGCAGGCAAGAAAGTACAGCTCCCCGTTGTTGGCGGCATCCGCAAGGTCGTTCGTGTAACCGACCCTGCGGCTGCTACAGCCAACCCAGGCACCACGATCACGGAGTTTGCGAACCAGACAGTCTCGCTGGCGCAGCTCAAGCAGGCGTTGGGGCTCAACACCAAGACGGGCGGCAGCACAGGCGGAGGGGCAGCGGCTTCGCTCGTCCCAGGACCCGGCTTGTCTGGCGGCGGCGTGTTGGTCGGCGCGGTGCCGATCAACCTGACGGCGCCGATTCCTGCGTTCATCTTCGAGGAAGGCGGCGGAGGGGGCGGGGATGGGGACCCCGGGCCGCCTGGGCAGAATGGGGCTACTGGCGCAGTTGGTCCGATGGGGCCGGCTGTATTCTTCCTGCCCGATGACCCTGAGCCTGCGCTCGACGCTGTGCCCGGCGCAGTCGGTCCTCCCGGCAGCACAGGCGCAGGCGGTCCAGTCGGGCCTGCCACATATCTGAGTGCTGAAGACGGCGAGGACGGTTGGCATGCTATCCCCGGCCCGCAAGGAATACAGGGTCCTCCGGGAGCTGCGGCGCCTGTTATATGGCTTCCTGGGGAAGATGGAGCTGAGGGCGATATGGGGCCGCCCGGTCCTGCAGGGCCGCAAGGTTCTGGTGGAGGCGGAACTGTTGCCTTGCCGGGCACGATTCCTGATCTGACATTTTGGTGGGAAAGTGACAACATCCTGGGCGCCAGCGGTGCGCTTATAGCAAGGCTTCAAGAGCGGACACCCTGGATTACTGGTGTCGCTGCCGCCGCTACATCAAACTTTCTATCCATAGATTCAACACAGTTGAATTCCTTGAACGTGCTCAAAGCTCCCTCGAATACCAACTACACGCTACCGAATCCGCTTCCACTGGCCAAAGCGGGTACGGGTGGATGCACTTTCTTTGCAGTATTCAAGCCCGGTTCAAGCGGCTCTAGTCAAGCGCTTATTGGTGGAGCGTCTGGCTCGTGCGCTTTCTACCTGATGGTATCACCAACACTTGCTATTTCTCTGGTCAAGAGCGGAACAGCGGTTATAGGTACGAGTTCGACCACGTGGTCCGTTGGCACATGGTACCAAGCGAACGCGACATACAACGCCTCGACCGGCGCTTATGCGTTTCGACAAGGGCGCGCATCGGCAGGTAGCGGCACCGGTACGACCGGCGCTGGCTCTGGTAATACAAACTCGCTGGGGTCAGATTTCGGAGGTGCGAATACTCTGAATGCAGCTTCTATCGCTGCCCTTATCGTGTATGACAGGGTGCTCTCTGGCACTGAAATTACGAGTGTCGAGAACTACTTGAACGCCAAATGGGGGGTCTAGTAGACCCCGAGAACGGCATACCCTAGACTCTTGCACAATCGGAGGATTTATGGCCAGTAACAAGATTCTGAACGTCCCGGCAGCGTATATCTCGAACGCTGCGGCGAACCTGTTCAACGTCGGGACCGCGACAGGCGGAGTGGGTTTCACGTCCACCAACCCCTACGCAATCCTGAAGCACATTCGCATCAGCAACAAGACTGCTGGCGCTGTCAGCGTCACGCTCTACAAGGGCGCGACAGGCGGAAGCGCGGGCGGAACTGAGTTTGCTTTCGCAGGTGTGTCCATCCCAGCCAACAGCTACGTTGACTGGTACGGTCAGGCGCGATTCGATTCCGCCGACTTCCTCACCGGCATTGCCGGCGCCGCATCCAGCCTCATCATTGAGATGGATGGCGAAATCGGCATCGCGTAAGGAGCGCCGCCATGGCTAATCTACGAATCACTGGTTTCTCAGGGCTCGGCGGCGGCCGGAATGACGACGTGCAAGCCGTCGCTGGTCCACCGACCGAGGAACAGATTGTCGCGATTGGGGGCGCCTCTGCGCCGTCTGCTGCATTCGCAGCCAATACAACCATCGTCCGGCTTCACGCCGAAGCCATCTGCGCGGTGTATGTCGGCGGGCAAAGCCCAACGGCGACTGCCGGCCAGAGCGCGCGAATGCTCGCTGGCCAGACGGAATACTTCCGCGTCGTCGCAGGCGACAAGCTCGCCGTAATCGCGGACACCTAACATGGTTGGTTTACTCGGCATGCTCGGCACTCTCATGTACCCCGATCCGGTTACGCTCGGGTTGCAGACCAGTTCATCGGGTGCCGCAATTCTCACTGAAGCCGGCCCCGCCTTGGCGACGGAAAGCGGCTCGACTCTCGAAACGGAGAACGGTCCATGAAAACTCGCATACTCGCTTTTACGCTCGGCCTTGTTGTGGCCACTGTGGCGTTTGCTGATACCAAGATCAGCGCCCTTCCGGCCGCGTCTGCTCTGGCGGGCACCGAGACCGTGCCTGTCGTGCAGAGCGGTGCCACCAAGGGCGCCACGATCAACCAGATAGCAACGAAGGTGCTCACGGGCAACGCTGCCACCGCTACGGCTTTGGCGAGCGCACCAACCGCGTGTACCGCACCGCAGTTTGCGACGGGTATCTCTGCCAACGGAAACTCGGTAGGCTGCGCAGCAGCCTACAGTGTGGCAACAACTACAAGCATTGGCGGTTCGGCGCTAGCAGCCGGCGCTTGTGCATCCGGCACCGTCACAACGTCAGGCGTAACGACATCTACTTTGGTTGGTATCGTGGTGACACCGCAAACATACCCCGGAGACGGGTTTACATGGTTTGGTTACGTCAGCGCCACCAACACTATCACTGTGAAGGTATGCGCGATCGTCGCTGGTACGCCGACTTCTTCGAGCTACGCAGTTCGCGTATTGTTCTAGGAGACTATCATGGCCGCTGATCCAATTACGGGCGCAGAGGAAGCAGTCACGAGCATCACGAATCTCGTTGGCCGGTTCTTCCCCGACAAAACGGAAGTGGAGAAGGCGCAGCTCGCAGGCGTGCTTTCGGTCATTCAGGGGCAGCTCGCAGCGAACACCGCTGAGGCTGCAAAGCCGGGGCTACACTTCCGCGACGGTGCAGGGTGGGTATGCGTGGCGGGGTTTGCGCTCATGGTGCTTAAGGCGCCCATTGAATGGGTCTGCGCAATTTGTGGTCACCCTATTACGCTACCGGCTGCTGACACCACAGTCAGCACTGACATGCTGTTGGGGCTCCTGGGCTTGGGCGGCATGCATGTATACCAACAGGTGAAGTCGTGAACGCCCGCATCCTTGCCTGCACCAGCCTCGGGACCTGCATAGTGAGCTTCGCGGCCTACGCAGTGCCGGTGCTCCAAGTCATCGCCCTGGTCGTGTCGATCCTCGCCGGTATCAAAGCCCTGCGGAGCAAGAAGTGAAGCTCGGGGCGGCAGGAGCCAAACTCATCAAGAGTCGCGAACAATTGCGGCTCACGGCCTATAAGCCGACGCCCACGGACAAGTGGACGATCGGCTGGGGCCACACCGGCAAGGAAGTCGTCGAGGGGCTGACCTGGGTTCTCTCCCAGGCTGAGGCGGCCTTCGTCA